GAGGAGGATCTTGACTATGTCATGTTCAAGGTCAGCGCCCTCATGCAGGCGGATGACAAGCTGGACTTCGAGAAGGCGGTCGCCAAGTATCTGAAAGAAAACCCGCGCTTCACGACCGGTGGCAGCACCTACAAGGTGAAGACTGGAACAGACGGCTCCGGCCAGGGTGGAAGCTCTGGCCAGGGCGCCAACGACGCCATCAACAGCGCCATCCGTCGAGCAGCGCGCCGCTGACATCAATATTTTACGGAGGTAAAACACTATGAAAAAGAGATCTTTCAATCTTCAGCTTTTTGACGGCGACACCCAGATCATCGACCGTACTGGTGCCGACGCGCTGATCCCTGAGGATCGTGCGAATGAGATCATCCAGGGCGCGATCGAGCAGTCCGCTGTCCTCTCTATGGGCCGCCGTCTGGCCAACATGACCGCCGCCCAGAGCAAGCTCCCCGTGCTGGACTCTCTGCCGATCGCATACTTCGTGAACGGTGACACCGGCACGAAGAAGACCACAAAGCAGGCCTGGGACAAGAAGGTCATCTACGCCGAAGAGATCGCGGTCATCGTCCCGATCCCTGAGGCCGTTCTGGATGACTCCGAGTACGACATCTGGGGCGAGGTGAGGCCCCGCATCCAGGAGGCTTTCGGCAAGGTCATCGACGCGGCCGTCATGTTCGGCACAGACAAGCCTACCAACTGGCGTGAGGGTCTCGTGCCTTCTGCCAAGGCTGCGGGCGCTTCCGTCAAGCTCACTGCGGATCTGTTCAACGATCTGCTCGGTGAGAACGGTGTCATCTCCAAAGTGGAGCAGTCCGGCTACTTCGTGAACGGCCACGCTGCTGACATCTCCATGCGCGCTAAACTGCGCGGCCTGAAGGACGGTAACAACCGCCCGCTCTTCCTGAGCTCCATGCAGAGCGCGGGCAACTATAGCCTGGATGGCTCTTCTATCACCTTCCCACGCAACGGTGCCTTTGATAAGACCCAGGCGCTCCTAATCTCCGGCGACTTCTCTCAGCTGGTCTACAGCATCCGCCAGGACATCACCTTCAAGCTGTTCACCGAGGGCGTCGTGCAGAACACTGACGGCACAATCGCTTACAACCTGATGCAGAACGACATGGTCGCTCTCCGTGCTGTCATGCGTATGGGCTGGGAGATCCCGAACCCTGTCAACTCCCTGGAGAAGGACAAGACCAAGCGCTTCCCGTTTGCCGTCCTGACTCCTGCGGCTGTCTAAGGACGAAAGAGGTGAGGGCTGATGTACGTCACCTATGATTTTTACAGCAAAACCTTCGGGAGCCTGATCCCCGAGGATGATTTCCCCAAGATCGGAGCGGAGGCTGAGGCGGCTATCAGCTACCTCACCTATGTCAATGGCGACATCTTTGCCAAAGAGGACAGCCGCGTGAAGCTCGCGGTGTGCGCTGCGGCGGAGGTCATTTACAACAGCAAGCAAAACAACGGCACCAGCAGATCTGCTGGCATAAAGAGCGAGAGCAACGACGGCTACTCTGTCACCTATGTGACCGAGGCCCAGGATGGCCAGACCGCTGAGGCGGCACTTCGGAAGAAAGTCGCTGAGGCGGTCCGGCTTTATCTGCTGCCGACCGGCTGGCTCAGCAGAAAGGTAGGGTGCTGCCATGTATGTGCAAGTCATGATCACAGTCTTCAATAAGCGACTGAGCGCTGAACGGCGTGAGGTCTATTTTCCGACCTGCATCTCCGGCGCTTCCTACTTCGAGTCGAAAAGCTCCGGACATTCTACGGATGGGGCCCACACTGAGAGCCTGACCTATAAGCTCCGGATCCCGATCACCGCAAAGACGCAGGGCGGTCGGACCTATTTGAACGAGAAAGCCTTCAAGGCCATGAAGGAGGAGGAAGCCAGGCAACACTGGACGCTCCAGAAGGGTGACATCATCCTGGCCACTGAGACAGTTCTGGAGGACCCTCTCAACGAGACAGAAGTCAGGCAGCTGGCAGCTGAGGCCCAGGTGGATGTCATCACCGTGAAGGAATACGCGGACAACACGATCCGCGGCTCAGCAGCGGTCAAGCACTGGCGGATCGGGGGTGAATGATATAGCGTTTAAGCCTATAACAACACCGAGGGGCAGCATCGTCGAGGGGCCGAACGGCAAGGCCCAGCTCGTCTGGAACGTTGGAGCCGCTCCCAGGATCAACGAGGTACTGAGCAAAAAACAGGAGATCATCGACAGCGAGGTGCTCCGTCTCTGTGCTCCCCTGGTCCCGCTGAGGACCGGGGCCTTGGAGCTGTCCGGCACGCTGGGCACAGTGATCGGGTCCGGGGAAGTGCGTTACATCGCGCCTTATGCCCGATTCCAGTACTACAACGCAGGCCCGCTCCGGGGTCGGCGCGGTGGTATGTGGTTCGAGCGCATGAAGACAGCGAACAAGGCCCAGATCGAACAGCTGATTAACAAGTAAAGGAGGGATACCATGGTCGGTTCGATCATCGAGGGCGTGACTGCCTTCTTCCTGGACTGCCCTCTCCTGGCTGATGGCGTTTTCAGGGTCGACGCCCTGGGCGATCGGCCTCAGGAGTACACTATCGAGACCGGCATCTTCAATCCCGTGATCGAGACGTACATCGACGGCAGTTCAGACCGGCGCTATCAGTTCAACTTCGGGAGCCGGGAATACTACGGGATGGACCGGCTCCAGAACATCACGAACAGCACCTTTTATGAGGACTTTGCCGCCTGGGTGGAAGCTCAGGACACGGCCGGGAATTTCCCGGAGATCCCGGAGGGGATGCACCCGGAGAAGCTTTCCGTGCTGTCCTCGGGCTACATGTTCGACGGATCGATGCAGAACGCCCGGTATCAGATACAGTTAGAACTCATTTATCACAAGGAGGCATAAGCACATGGAAAGAAAGTTTGATCTTCAGCTTTTCGATGACAGCCGCGCCGCCCTGCTCCGGAACGCCATCGCGGACTATGCGCTGATCGGCGCCAACTACGAGCTCATGGGCACCGGCTTCACATCTCTGGACGAGAGTCCCGGCGCTAAGTCCGAAAGCGAGACCTACATCAACGAGGTCACAAGCTCCGCCGACATCACCAGCTACGAGACCGAGTTCCCTTACGAGTCGCGGCTGATCCCTTCTCAGAAGGCGATCTATGCGCTCTATAAGATGGGGCGCGACCACGCAACCGGGGATGATGCACAGCTGACCTATATCCGCGTGGATCTCTTCAACCCGGTCGGCACTCCGAACGAGGCATCCGCTGAGTTCACGGCGCGTCAGTTCCGTGTGGCCAACGAGGTCAGCGACATCAAAGGCGGCGGCGGTGAGAAGATCCAGGTCTCCGGCACGCTACGCGCGGTCGGCGATCCGATCCACGGCAAGTTCGACACCGTGACCAAGACGTTCACGGCAGGCGAGTTCGCCGGAAAGTATGACACAATCCCGAGCGAGGCCCTCGGGAACAACGAGTAAATAGCAACTAACTGGCAACGCGCGACTGACCTCAGGGGCAGGGAGCGACCAGTGCGGCACCAGGTCAACAGCGCGACCTGGTGCTGCTTTTGTTTAGCGCTGACCAGAGGAGGAAAACAGGATAATGGATATCATCATCAACGGCGTGACACTTCAGGGCGATTTTATGGACGCGGACTTCGTGGGTCCCTATGAGGCGGCCACAAGAAAGATGCAGGAGATAGCTGCGGCCAGTCGGGGCAAGAAATATGCCAGCGTGGCCGAGGGCTACCTGGAACAGTGCCAGACGGTCAACGAGTACTTCGACGATGTCTTTGGCCCCGGCACGGCTGCGAAGGTCTTCCAGGGCGCCGAGCACAACATCATGGTGCATCTAAAGGCCGTGGAGCAGCTGACTGACTGGGCTCGGGGTGAGAAGAAGAAGCTCAACGACTTCACCAACAAGTACACCCAGCGCCAAAACGCTCAGGCTCAGCGTGAGCGGGCTCAGCAGTTCGTCTCTGTGAAGAATGGCGGCAAGGGTGGCAAACGGCATTGAACCTACTGATCGATGGCCTGCCTGAGACGGTCGAAGTCTGCGGGAAGTCGGTACCGATCGAGACCGGCTTCCGGACGGGCATCCTCTTCGAGGAAATGATCCAGGACATCACCCTGGACGATATCGAAAAGCTCCAGACAGCTCTGGGGCTCTACTTCCCCGGTGTCCGCTTCGCGACCTCTACCGCGGCTTGGGAGGCCCTGGGCCGTGCCTTTTGGTTCTACCGCTGCGGAGAGGATCCAGCAGAGACGACTAGCCCCGGAGAAGACCCAGAGGGAGACGCCGCGCCCCCACCCTTTTCATACGAACACGACGCCGACTACATCTACGCCGCGTTCCTCCAGGCCTACAGCATCGACCTGGCACGCCATGCACTCCACTGGTGGCAGTTTCGAGCACTGTTCCGGGCGCTCCCCGAGGACACCCAGATCATGAAGATCATCGGATACCGGACCATGAAGATCCCGGCTAAGATGCCGAAAGAACAGAAGCAGCATTATCAGCGCATGAAACGCTTGTACGCGCTCCCACGATCTGAGGACAGACAGCAGCTCGAAAGTGACCTATCTACTCTACTCATGAACGGCGGCAACCCCGCCGCGCTACTGGCAGGAGGAGAAGGTCATGGCATCAGACGGGACTCTGATATTTGATACAGCACTAAACACCGATGGGCTCCAAGAAGGGGCCGGAAAACTCGGGAACATAGCCAAGAACGCGCTGGGCGTGTTCGCCGGCAACCTGATGACCAAAGCCACTGAGGCGGTCATCAACCTGGGGAAGGAAGCACTAAGCTCCGGTATGGCCTTTGAGAGCTCGATGGCCAAGACTTCCACCCTTTTTACTGGGACGGACGCAGAGTTCGCCCAGCTCTCTGATACGATCCTGGAGATATCCTCTGCGACGGGCCTGGCGGCGGACGGGCTGGCCGAAGCGGCCTACTCCGCATTGTCCGCGTCCGTACCTGCTGAGGACCTTGGCTTCACACTAGAAAAATCCGCGAAGCTGGCCGCTGCTGGCTTCACTGATGTGGACACAGCCCTCTCGGCCACTGCCAAGACGATGAACGCCTACGGTATGACTGGCGAGGAATCTCTGGACAAGGTCCAGAAGGTCCTGATCCAGACCCAGAATCTCGGCATCACCACCGTGGGCGAGCTGGGTGCGAGCCTGGCACAAGTCACACCCACCGCCGCGGCATTCGGCGTATCCTTCGAACAGGTCGGCGCTTCTTTGGCGGTCATGACTGCCCAGGGCACACCGACCGCACAAGCCACCACCCAGCTGAACAGCCTGATCGCTGAACTGGGCAAGAACGGCACAGTCGCGGCCAAGAACCTCGGAAAGGCAGCTGAGGGCAGCAAATATGCCGGGATGTCCTTCAATGAGATGATGGATGCGGGTGCTACATTGGATGAGGTCCTGGGGATGATGCAGGCCTCGGCAGATGCTTCCGGTGTGTCCATGGTCGACATGTTCAGTTCGATCGAGGCCGGCAAGGCAGCCATGTCGATCTTCACCCAGAACGGCGAGGTCTTCCATAACGACCTGATGCAGATGAGCACAGACGCGGATGTGGTCAGTGATGCTTATGCAAAGGTCAGTGACACACTGGAGTTCAAGAGCCAGCAGATCAAGGCCTCTATGAGCAACATCGCCACCAGCCTTTATGAGATGGCTGCCGGCCCGCTCTCTAATGCGGCCACAGTGGCTGCGGACGCACTGGGGTCCATCCAGAAGGGCTTCAGCGAGAACGGACTGGCCGGTGTCGGTGACGCCATACTGGGCATGATGGAGGGCGCTGCCCAAAAGCTGGAGGACTTTGACTGGGAGGGTGCTGCTGAAGGCATCGTGGACAAGATCACCGGCTTCATCGATGGGGACGGTGCGGGCCGCTTCCTGGAGACAGCTGCCCGTATCGTATCCGCTCTGGCAAGTGGTGTGGCAAAGGCGCTCCCAAAGCTCCTGCCAGCCATCGTCAAGCTAGTGGCCTACATGGTCACATCCCTGATCGGACAGGTGCCAAAGCTCCTGCAGGCCGGACTCGACTTAGCGCTCGGGCTCATCCAAGGTCTGTCCCAGGCGCTACCTGCCATCGGACAGGCTATCCTGGACATCGGACGCTCCATCCTGGAGGCTTTTAAAGACTTCTTTGGGATAGCATCGCCTTCGAAGGTCATGGAGGAGCAGGGTAACTTCCTCGTCGAGGGTGTCATCAACGGCCTGATTGCGTTGCCGGGCAAGGTCGCTGAGGTCCTCGTGGAAGTCCTGAGCAGGGTCCTGGCGTGGGGTCAGCAGATGCTGCACAGTGCATCCACAGCCATGAGCAATATGCTCAGCCAGATAGGCGCCATCCTCCAGCAACTCCCTGAAAAGGTCTGGACGCACCTGGTCAACACGGTCACACGCCTGGTCCAGTGGGGCCAGCAGATGCTCTCCAACGCGAGCACTGCCATGAGCAATATGCTCAGCAAGATCAACTCGATCACGCAGGAGCTCCCCGGAAAGATCTGGACGCACCTGGTCAATGCGGTCAATAAGGTGATCGCCTGGGGTCAGCAGATGGTCTCCAATGCGAGCACCGCCATGAGCAATATGCTCAGCAAGGTGGCCAGCGTGCTCCAAGGTCTCCCTGGGAAGGTCTGGGAGTATCTGAGCCAGACGGCCAGCAAGGTCGCTTCCTGGGGCTCTGAGCTGGCCAGCAAGGGCGCGGAAGCGGCGAAGAAGCTCTCCGACTCCGTTGTTGATGGCCTGAAGTCTCTGCCTGATAAGGCCAAGAGCATTGGCAGTGACATCGTCTCCGGGCTCTGGAACGGCATCAGCTCTGGGTGGGACTGGCTGAAGAACAAGGTCAGCAGCCTGGCACAGAGCCTCCTGGACAGTGCCAAGGACGCGCTGGATATCAACTCTCCCTCGGGTGAGTTCCGGGACGAGGTAGGCCGCTGGCTACCCCCTGGCATCGCTGAAGGCTTCGAGGACGCAATGCCCCAGACCATCAAAGATATGAAGGCCCAGGCGGCCAGGATGGTCGGCCAGATGCGGGCAGCGGTCTCCGCTTCTGTCGGCACGCTCAGTCTGAACGCGGCAAGCCCGGCAGACCTGAGGGCCTTATCCACGGTCGGCACCGTGGTCAACAACGACAATCACTTCGAGCAACAGAACACCTACAATGTGCCTGTAGCAACACCCTCTGAGGTGAGCAAGTCACAACGCGAGGCACTGCGGAACATGGTCGGAGGTGTGAAATGACAAAGAACACGATAACCATCGAACTGACCTGCAACGGCAAGACGCTCCGGATGGGGCCGAACGAGGACATCGACATCACGGTCGTGACCGGCCTGGAGTCATCCGAGATCGAGATCAGCACATCAGACAACGCCCTGGTCGACGGGGCGTCCATCGATGGTAAGAAGATCAAGCCGCGCCCAATCCATATCGAGGCCAGCTTCAGGAGCAACAAGAACAACCCCGAGAACCGGGCCCGCGTGATCCAGTTCTTCAATCCAAAGTACACGGGCAAGGCGCTGATCACCAACATGGGCGTGAGCCGGAACATCGAGTACGAGCTGGAGGGCTGGACCTTCGGCGTCGTCAAAAATATGGACAATAATCTGAAGATCCTGGTCGACCTGATCTGTCCGGATCCCTATATGCTCAATGTCGACAACTTCGGGAAGAACATGGCCAACATCTCGCCGCTCTTCGCTTTTCCCTGGCGCGTACTCCCTCAGAGGGCCACTGGCAAGCTGGACTATCCTCCAAAGGCCCGAGGGAACATGCTGGGCGGCATGACGATGGGCTACAGAACGCTGCATAAGGAGGTCGTCCTCACTAATGACGGCGATGTCCCGACCGGCGTCCAGATCCAGTTTGTTGCAACCCGGGGGGCCGTCACAAACCCAAAGATCACAAACACCGGCACCGGCCAGTATATGAGGGTCAACGTGGAGATGCAGCAGGGGGACATCCTCCTGATCGACACCAATGACCGGCACCAGGTCATCACCCTGAACGGTGTCAACTACTACCAGCACATCGACCGGAAGAGCGAGCCCTTCAAGCTCGCCGTGGGCGACAACACGCTGGAATATGACGCGGACGGGAACTACACCAACCTGGACGTCAATCTCTTCTATACGCCGAAGTATCTGGGGGTGTAGCTTATGAATTTGATCATCCTCGATAAGAACCTAGACACCCTCGGCGTGGTCAGCGTCTTCAACACGCTGATCTGGGACCGGAGGTATTACGCCTCTGGTCTTTTCGAGCTCTACACTCCCGCCGAGTTCTTTGAGCTCATGAACACCGGCCGCTATCTTTTCCGGAGTGACCGAAAGGACCTCGGCGTCATCCGGGAAGTGAACTTCGCCCGAGATGCCAAAGGGGCCCGGACAGCTTATTGCAAGGGCTATTTTGCGGAGGAGCTCCTCAACGACCGAGTGCTGAACACTCAGATCAACATCACCGGGACGCCGGAGGACATCGGCCGCCAGCTGGTCCAAAAATTTGCCATCGATCCGACTGATGCGGACCGAAAGATCCAGCATTTACAGCTCGGGGCGCTGACCGGCGTCGGCACCAGTGTCACAGTGACAGCCACCGGCGACAAACTGGGCGACAAGCTCTTCGACATCGAAAAGACTCAGGAGCTCAGCCACCGGATCACCTACGACTACCAGGCCAACACGCTCTTTTTTGAGGTATGGCAAGGGAAAGACCGTACAGACAGCCAGGAGGTCAACAGCTGGGCGATCTTTTCCGACAGCTTCTACAATGTGAAAAATGCAGTTTATGACCGAGACGAGTCTGACTGCAAGAATGTCGCCTATGTCGCCGGAGAGGGTGAAGGAGCCGCCAGAGTCATCACGGAGGTGGATATCCGGACCAGCGCCGAGGAGGAACGCCGGGAGCTCTATGTAGACGCCAGAGACCTGCAGAGTACCTATACAGATGACAATGGAACCGAGCACACCTACACGGCGGCGCAATACCGGCAGCTGCTCCGGCAGCGCTGGCTGGAAAAGCTCGCGGAGTACGAAAAGATAGAGACCGTCAACAGTGACGTGGATCCTGATGCAAACCTGATCTACATGGCGGACTTCGACCTGGGCGACCTCTGCACCTATCGCTACACCGACGTCGGGATCGAAACGACCAAACGGATCACCGAGATCCAGGAAGTCTACGAAGGGAGCAAGCAGAAACTCAGCGTGGTCTTCGGCAATGATATGACGACATCTATCACAAAAATCATAAAGAGGGAGGCATCATGACATGGCTATGAGATACGGATATTTTGACTCCGAGATCACTGGAGTCGACTCCGAAGGTATGCCGATCTTTGACCGGGCTGAGACATCGGAACTCTTCCGGCTTCTCTTCTCGAAGCTGCTCACCAACGGAGTGCTGGCCAAACCCGCGGACTGTTTCCAGGTCATCGCCGGATCCACCGGCCTGACCGTGACCATCCGGCCGGGCTTCGGCCTGATCAACGGGGCCTTCGCCTATGACGCGGCGGAGGCGACCTATGAACTGGCAACAGCTCCGACCCAGTACAGCCGGATCGACCGCGTCGTGCTCCGCTGCAACTACCTGGAGCGCCTCTGCGAGATCGTCATCAAGACCGGCGTCGCTGCGGCCAATCCCGTCGCCCCGGAGCTTTTGCAGCCCGCAAGCGGCGACTATTATGAGTTGGGGCTCGCGCTGATCACCGTCAGCACCAACCAGGGCGTCATGACCCAGAGCTCCATCACAGACACCAGGCCAAACAACGCGATCTGCGGGTATATTACCCAGTTTATTGACAGCATTGACACGGAGGTCTTCTTCGCTCAGTTTGAGGCCTTCTATGCTGAGTTTGTGGATAAGTCCAACGCCAGCTATGAGCTATTTGAGACGATGGCAAAGAACACCTTCAGCCAGTACACTGACGCGATCGACACCTACATCGCCGATCTGGAGGCAAAAGGCAACGCGGACCTGACGGCCACTACGGAGGCTCTGAAAGAGTTCCAAAGGACGAGCCAGAACGAGTTCAACGCCTGGTTTGCTTCCGTGAAGGACCTGCTCGACGAAGACGTCGCAGGGAACCTGGTCAACGTCACAAACGACCACGAGCAGCGGCTCACTCTGATCGAGTATATGACTATCCACAATGATTACTTCGCGCCCCTGAAGGACGACGAAGGCAACACCGTCCTGGACGACGATGGCAACGCCATCATGGTCGACTGGAAATATAAATACGCATAAGGAGGAAACACAATGCAACTTGACATCGAAAACGGCAGACGCTTCAACGAGCAACCGCTGATCGAAGCAGTCTCCAATGGGGCGGACATCGTTCTGGTCCGCCTGGCTGACGGCACCGGCGTCAAAGCCCTGCCGCTGTCCGCGCTGAAGACCTTCATATCTGGAGATCTGAGCACCCTGGAGACGGAGGACAAGACTGGCCTGATCGAAGCCATCAACGAAGTGCTGGCCAACACTCAGACGGACGCCCAGGCGATCGCCAACCTGAAGACTCTGACGAAGCTCCTCACGATTGACGGAGCGACCCGGGCCAATGCCCTGCCCTTCGAGCAGGACCTCGGCACCAGCTTCACTGCTGAGCAGTCTGCTGACATCAGATCCGGCAAGTTCGACAAGGTCCGCACTGGAGGCTACTGGACAATCAACGGGCGAAAGTACTGGGCGGCCCATGCCGACTACCGGCTCCACTGCGGAGACACTGAGCTGACCACTCACCACATGCTGGTCTTCCCGGACAAGTCGTTTTATAACGGCGTGATGAATGACACCAACATCACCACGGGCTCCTATTTTGGCAGCAAAATGA